CGCGTAAATTGAGCCAATTTAGCCACATGTTTCGGCGACGTGGTGTATCGCATATACGAGTTGACAACCCGACGGGTGAATTTCTTTCCCCGCCGGACTCGCCGCCTAAGACGGCGGGTGCGCTTGCGACGCGTGTAATCAACCTTGTAGTCATGCTGAGTGGTCAACGGGTTGACACCGCTGAGCATATTAGATGTGGCTTGACGTGGTTTTTGATTGCGTGATTGGATGCGACGCGCTGCGGTGCGTGCAAACCGTGTGGCTTGACGTGCCGCAATGCGTGCAAGCGTTCCGTAATTGCCGCGTGATCGGCGTTGAACAAGGGACATGGTGATGAGTCAGCTTCCGGCTTTTCCGAACCCCGGAAGAGAGAGAGGAGCTCCGGACGAGGGACCCAAGGGTATATAAGGCACTGCCCTCCCCGTCCTCCGCTGGGCAAGGGGTAACATTAAACCCTTGCCCAGCTCACGTGACCTGCCGATCATGCCGTTCCGTCTTCAAACCAACCGCGTCTTCTTGACGTACCCGCAAGCGTCGTGCACCAAGCAAGGCTTATTCGATTTCCTTTCATCTTTGACAAGTTCCGGCGATGGTCAAGGCATCCCCGTTGCACGTTGCCTTGTTGCGCAAGAGCCTCACGAAGAACAAGGGATCCATTTCCACTGCTACCTCGAGTTCAACCGCAAGATCGATGTGCGTAACGAACGGCTGTTCGACTTCGAAGGTAACCATCCCAACATCCAAAAAGTCCGGTCCAAGTCGAATGTCATTGACTATTGTACCAAGCACGACGAGGAACCGCTGGCCAACTTCACCTGGCGCGAGGTATCTATCACCTTTCTCGATAAGCTCCGAGTTGGTATCGCCGAGGGCAAATCAGTTAACGACATTCTCGACGATGCGCTCAACGAAGACCCAAAGGCAATCCGGTTTTACTCCAACGCCGCCGCGTACGTCGTTGCTCGGAAGGCTCCGGCTCGAGTGTTTGTGCCCAAATACGACCTCGCAAGCTTCTCGCTGTCGGATGCCGACCGCACAAGAATCGAGGCTTTTGTGCATGCTGTACAGGCCGGCCGTCGTGGCGCGCGCGGTGATCTGCGCGGAATGTGGCTCGTGGGTCCGTCCCGTTTCGGAAAGACTTCCCTCGCTCGGTCGCTCGCCAATCACTGGTACATGCAGTCTTCATGGTCGGTCGATAACCTTGACGACCGTGAGGGAGTGTACGGAGTGTTGGATGACCTGGCTTGGCGAGGAGGCCTAGACCGTTCGTACAAGGCGTTGCTGGGTGCACAAGAGGATATTACGTTGACCGATAAGTACAGGGCAAAGAAAACTTTTAAATATGGTCATTTAGTTGTTGTTTGTACTAACGAGCTCCCAGACTTTACTGAAGAAGAAAAAAGCTGGTTGCGAGTTAATATTGATTTTTATCGTGTTCCCGTTCCCCTATTCAATAATCCCCATCCTATCGCCTTTGAAGTTATTAATTTTTGAGGGGGGCGCCTTCGGCACCCCCCTGGCTTCGCGGTGTCGACCCAATATAACTTGGATCGAATTACATTGATATTAGATATAAACAGAGTTTTGATTCGACTGACCTAAAAGGCAACGCCTACCGGCGTTGAACCTAAAACCTAAACCTAAACGGCGCTAGTCGCGCCGGGCAATGAGGCTATTCGACATGTCCGGGTTAGGCTACCTGACGGTAGCCTAACCCAGTAATGCAAGCCCTACCGGGCTTGTCTTGGTCCCGACTACACGTCTTGTACATCGAAACTCGTAGCTGTGCGCTTCTCGGGCATCATGTTGAGAGAGTACCTGACCATCTTCTGGACAGACAGTTGGGCGGGCTCAGAACGGGTGGCGCCGAACTCATCAACAGCAGGGACACCTTGAAAATCGATAAAGTAACCGTGGGTCATGCCGGCAACAAACGAGTTACCGCGCATACGTGTCATGTTGACATACTTGGGGCGATTCGACTTAAGAAGAAGAGAAAACTCCTCACCAGGAGCCAGCTGATACTTGGTACGACGATAAATAGTAAAATGCTTGCAAAAGAGATTCGATTGGAAGGGGGTGGAGGTAAGGTGCTCGGGGCGCATCTGGGGGTCCCACATACCCTCAGGAGGGGCAATGCCATCGTTCCCGGTTCCTTCAACGGGTTGAGTCACCTCGGTAATACGGCCAGAGTACCTAAAACCTTGAGCATAAAGCGACTCTAACTCAAATCCAACAAAGGGAAGATTGCGTTTGCAGACAACTCGGTAGACGTTGACAAGAGCGGAGGTGGTCCCGGTATTGCGAACAGTAAGTTCCATGGCGGAGGTATTGCATCGTATGGCTCGGTTTCGACGGTTAACGTCGGGGAACTGGGGGCCGGCAACAGGATCGGCGATATTGTCCCATCCGACGGCGTTTTCGGTGGATCCTTCGCGGAAGAATTCGCGCCAGTCGGCTTGGGGGTTAGTTCCGGTGTACGTACCATCGGAGGTATGCAGCAGCGTAGCAAAGTAACCGCTTTCGTTAAAATTGCAAGTGCGCGTAAATTGAGCCAATTTAGCCACATGTTTCGGCGACGTGGTGTATCGCATATACGAGTTGACAACCCGACGGGTGAATTTCTTTCCCCGCCGGACTCGCCGCCTAAGACGGCGGGTGC